TAACCCCTAATCAGAAAGAAGAAAATTATTTTAACGCAATAAAATAACACGGTTTTCTGTCTACTTATTTGACATTAGTCCAGCCAGATGAATGCTATCTGTAAGTTCTACATTATAAGCAAGTACATCTTTTTTGTTTTTGAAACTCTTTAAAAAACTTCCGTCTTCAGTGTTTCTTAGCACTACAATTTTTTCTTTGGTGTTCATTTCATTTCCTCTTTCTATGTTTCAATTGCCAATTTTCGGCTTTTAAGCTCTTCAACTGTTTCTTTAACTCTATATTTTCTTCAGCTTCTTTAAGATAATCAGACATCAAGTCGCTGTATCTACTTTGCCAATAACGACTAGACTCATATATTTCTTCATTCACGTCAGTCCTCTAAAATTCGTTGTTTGATCTTCCACTTACTGTCTGAATTAGTATCAACAAACATTTCTGGGTCTACATCAAATTCTGTGCTGATATATTCCATCAAGTCCTCGTCTGTATAGTCTTTAAATTCGTTGTAAGTCTGCCTTAGCGTAGGCTCTTCGCTGTCTCGTAAATAGTCAATTGTAAATATAAAAGCATCCCTAAAATTACCGTCAAACGTTACACGTTCGCCATTAATCCTAATTTCTACCATGATAGCTACCTGCGAATTTCTCTAGTCTATCTTTAATAAAGTCAAACATTGCTCGCAACTCATTGTTTTCTTTTCTTAGATTTTTGTTATTAATCATAATATCTGCCATAGAGCCATCTTTTTCTCGATATTCATCTTTTAAATGTTTAACATCTTCAGACAAATCAATGTTTTTAGACTTTAAGATTTCATTTTCAATTTTTAAGTCTTTAATCCTATTTTCTAATTCAGCTACTAATTTCAAATCTGGTCTATTTTCCAAAGTCAATCCTCCCTCTGCGCAGTCTTAACCGCCTGTATTCTTCAATTTTTTTATTTCGACTAGGTTCGTCTAGAGCCATGATTTTTGCTGCATGTTCTTCTGACAAGCTGAAAAATGTTGTTAATGTTAGTTCCATAATTTCATTCTTTCATCTTCCATTCCTTCAAATTCCATGATATGGCTTTTATCACAACCTTTTCGTATACGTGATGCAATTCTCTCTCCATACGCCTGTCTAATTTCAGCTGGTGTAAGATTTGTCGTGATGATTGTATTTGTACGCTTGTTAAGTAAGCTATATATAATACTTGTCGACCAATCGCTAACCTTTTCAGCACCTAAATCGTCCAAAACTAGATAATCAACCTCTTTTAATTTGTCCAACCAAAACGCCTCTTTACTAAAGTCTCGCTTTATTTCTGATAACAAATCAGTAACGTTTACAAGTAGTCCTAGCTTCTTCGTCTTATCTGACAGTCCTCTGATAATGCTGTAAGCTAGATGACTTTTGCCTCGTCCAGCTTTACCAGTCATGATAATGTTACCCTGACCTCCTTTAAACCAATCGTTAGCCATTGTTTTAGCCCAAACAAGCACTTCTTTATGTTTGATTGTGTCAGTTCTAAAATTATCAAACGATGCGTTTTCCAGTTCGCTATCCATGATTGATAACCTTTTTAGATAGTACAGCCGTTTGTTTTCGAGTTCTCTCTCATATTGTTTTTGAACGTGTAAATCGTTTTGATTTTCCAAATCTTCTTTGTGGCATTTAGGGCAAACTGTCAAACCAGTTTTAAGGATTGTGATATAGCTACAGTCATGCTTGTCACAAATTGTCTCTTCTTTTTTGGTATTTTTTTGATAGGACAAAGCGATTTTATCAAGCGCATTCTCATCACCAAGTATCATACTCACTTACCTCTTCTTGCTTAGATTTCCTAGATTTCTCTTTAGCTTCTATTTGCTCAATTGTCGTGATGTTGTCATCTCTCCAGTTACGTAAAATACCTCTAACATAGTTAAGATTAGTTTTTCCTTGAAGCTTAGTTCTTTTGATAGCTTCCTTAATTAAGTCATGATTATTTTCTTTAATCATCGTGCGAATAGTTTCAATTTCCATAGGAGACAACAACCGACCAAATTCTTGTTCCGCTATACTATATATATAGTTAGTAGTTGTCTGATTAGAAGGCACTAAGTTTTGGTTATTTAGTATTGATATATTAGTATTGATATTATTAGTATTGATTCCCTGTAAATTATTCAGGTCTTGACCTGTAACTTTTACAGTTCCGTGCTGTAAATTATTCAGGTCTTGACCTGTAACTTTTACAGTTCCATTGATATATAAGCGGTTGGGTTTGTTTATACCCTGTCTGACCTCGTTTAATAAGCCGAAATTAGACAGTTCTTTTTTAGATTTTATGATTGTTTTTTCTGAGCATTTAAGTAGTTCCATAAATTGCTCGTTTGTAAAGTACATATAAACCTTACCGTCATCATCAAACCACTTATTTTCCACAGATAGTGTTCTGCGATCAAACAACAACATATAAATTAATTTTGCTTTATCGCTCAGAACGTTATATGGCTCTTTTAACAACCACTGCGGAAACTGATAAAATTGGTTGTTTTTTACTTCTTCAATATGCATCATTCATCGCTTTCAAAAAAAATTTCTTTTAATTTAAGATAGTAGTATTTTTTATTGTCTGCCATTCAATACTCCTTAAAAAGGTCTATCCTTGCCCCAAGTTTTTCCGCAAGAACCTGGCGTTGGCAACTCTATAAAATCAGTGCGTTGTTTGCGTTCTACTTTTTTGACAACTTGATAATCTTCTAAGATTGTGTCAACTGTTTTTGTAATTGTTTTTTGATTACTATTGCGGTTTCCGATGTACGCAATTAAAGCGATAAATAATAAGACTACTACGCCTGTAATTGGATTTTCCATGTTATACTCCTCTAGCACTCCCCAGTGCTTATTGTTTCATTAAGTGTTTAATTTTATTGACATCGGCAAGACAATACATTTTGTCTTTACCGTTTTTAAAAGATTCAAGCCCATAGCTCTCCATGCGTTTTATAGTTTGCCATGAGTAGCCGTATTCATTGACGAGCGTTGTTTGATTGACCCACTGATTTGCTAAATCTTTTTCCTGTATGAGTTTCTTAATCTCATCAAAAAGCTCTTCTGCTATCTGCTTTTTTAGTAAATCGTAAGTAAGTTGTGATTGCATAGATTTATCACCCCTTTCGTGATATAATTAAGTAAATTAAGTTTGTTTTGAGTCCGATTCCCGTCGGACTTTTTTAGTGGTATAATCATCTCGAAAGGAGGTGATTATAATGAACGACGTTTTAAAAACTAATCTTATTGCAGATGTCGCTATTTTTTCGGAAAAAAGCAATTGTAAGCTTAATGTGATTACAGCGAGTGGAATATTCACTGGAACTTTATTACCTGAAAATCCTGATAAAGCCAAGTATGCTCATGTCCTTGAATTCTTGGAATATCGTAAAGAAAATAAAGATGACAACGAAAGATTTATGTTGCTTGTTGATGCTACTTTGTCAACATCAAAAGAATCTACTTTGAACCTTCCATTTGTTGTTCTGTTTATTGACCAGATAATCGGCGTATCTTCTGTTCAGTAGTTAGCGTATTACTTAACTTTTCAGAATCTACTGTTACCACAGTAGGTTCTTTTAATTCTGCTAGGATTTCTTTTAGTGTTTGGTTTATTTCTTTTAAAATAGTAATCATGTTCTTTCTCCTTAGTGATATACACTTTGATTTTGTATGAACGCTCCATAGTATGGATTTCGTTCTTGCTGTTCAGCAAATGATGGCAACTCATTTAAAACAAGCTTTCGAACAGCAGCGCAAAAATTAACTATCATGACCGATATCCTCTTCTGAAGGTGTCGGTATTTGTTTGGCAATAATCTCAACGGCAATTTTTATGCCGGTTAAGAAACCTTTTCCATAGTCAGAACCTAAAAATTCTAAGATATTTTCAGTGATCAACTGCTTAAAATTTCTTCCATCCCTTCTCCTTTCTAAGCTACATCGCCTTTTTCTAAAGCGATAATTTCTTTTTGTCTTGGTGTTTCACGAATTTCAAACAATGAGAAACTGTCAAATGTTAGTGATTTTAAATAAGAGAACGCTTTTTCTGCTTCGGTATGTTTAATATGCGTATATTTCGTAACGTTGAAGTGATGTTTCAAATGTGAATGTTGCAAACGGATGAACTGACCTTTTTTAGATGCAAATAGGTTTTGACTAGCGATTTTACCTGATGCGTCAAAATATTCTTTAGCAAAACCATAAGCTTGTTTGCTGATAATACTTTTGATTTCACTAGCTTCTACATCGTCGATGTGGACTTTTTTATCAATTTCAATTGCTAAAGACCGAACTTCTTCAACATCTTTTTTAATGGCTTCTTGGGAAGCTTTTACTTGCTTTTGAGAAGATAAAACCTCAATCATCATATCTTCAAGCGTCATTCCTTTGACGACTTCAAGAGCGTCTTTTTCGTTCATTTTTGATAATTCTTTACTCATTGATTATTACCTCTTCTATAATTTTTCTATTCCCGGATGGAATGATTTTGTACATTTCATCACACCAAGACTGGACTGTGTTAACCATCTTGGTCACTTCTGTAACTGAATAATGCGCATTAACATTGTTGATAATCGGCTTAAAACGAAGCGGTGCCATTTTCGTATCAAAAAAGTTTTGCACGTCACTGATAATTGAAGATAGCTCACTTATTGAAGTGACAAGGTTCTCAAGTTTTTCTTTTTTGCCCTCGAGATGACGAATTTGGTCTGTTACTTTGGATGTATACTATAAAAGTAGACAAAACTTTGTGTGTTATAATCTGTTTTAAAAGACACAAAAACGAAAGGACA